TTTAGTAATTCTTTTTGCCATTTTATTTACTGATTTGTTATCAGGAATTCTTTTACTCATGACCTGTTTAAGGGCGTCTTGCATTATACCATAACCAGCACCTCCGCCTCTTGCGGTCTTAAGAACAATTTCAGCTCTTATCGCACCACTAAGAGATCCTGCACTTAATGCAAGCTTACCTGTATCAAATATAACTGTAGCAGATTTAGTAGACCAGAACGTTCCTCGCTTTTCGCCTTGGAAAAGTATCTTTGAAATTTTATGATCGTCTGTATCTGGTGGTAGTTTTACATTATACTCTTTCGACTTAGCTGATTTTTTAACAAGTTTTAGTGAGATTCCTACAAGCTTTCGATCAACAAAAGCTTGAAGCAATGATTTATTATATCCCGCAATAGTATCAATATTTAACTGTTTTATATTAAAGCTTTTGTCTATAGCCCAAATATCACCAGGATTCCATTTATCATCTTTAACAGGCTTTTGATCTGCATTTTTATACGCTATATTTTTCATAGCATATATCGAGTTCATTAGTTTACTGTTTCTATGGAATTTCTGAGACTTATTGATATATCCTTCTTTTAAAAGAATTTCGGCAGAGAGATACGATGAAGTAAACCATCCATCTTCTACCGATAATATTTCATCAAAACTAGCATCAACATCAACTTGCTTATACGCGTTTTTAAGAACATCCTCATTCTTAAAAAATTCTTCTGATTGCCTTCCATTATCAAGGAAAGCTTGACATAAAACGCATTGATGTGATTCAGTTATTTTAGTGTTTAGAGTACCGCCGCCGGCTCCTCCGCCTCCACCAAATACTGAAGATTTTCCTAGATCAGATGATGTGATTGAAGTCTCATCATCGTGCAATGGAAAAGGTTTATTTAGTTTTTTAAATATTTCTATTTGAGCCAAGGCATCTTCGATATTTGTTACCGTAAATGTTCCGCCTTTTGCAAGTTCGAGGGGCTTTCCGTCTCTTATGAGACGTAATAAAATGTCTATCCTGTCTTCGCCAGTATTAGCATTTGGTTTCTGCAGTTCAGCTGGGGTCAGCTTAACTGCTTCTTTTATTGATCCGAATTGTTTAAAATTTTTCATAATAGTATTATACCATCCCCAGTGAAGTTTGTACAATACTATTTATACTATTTTGTAACTCGGTGTTTAGGATTATACGACTTATTTGGAAAGACTTCATCATTTTCATCAACGTTAATAATGCCGATTACTTCTAACATGTCAATCATGTTCTCTCCGCCTTCTTTTAATCCGATCTTATAAGAAGTCCATCCGACTCCTAAGACACAGATAGTAAAAATGAGATATTCCATTACACATCAACTTGAAAGCATACGCAATCATAGCCTTTATTAATCATATCATCATAAAACAACAATGCTTCATCTTTAATAGCAAAAATATATTCCGCTACTAAATCGTTATGTTCGTCAACTGCTACTACTTTCCAGCTATCCATTATCCATTCCTCATGTATTTAGACGCGGGTTTTAGTTCAATAAACTTCCTACGTGATTTCGAAAACTGTTTCATTGGAGATTTAAACTCAGTGTACTTTTTTGTACCTGTCGATCTAAAACCTACGCAATGCCCATGTTCGTTTAAGATATAGGTATGATTCAGGACTTTATATCCTGCATCATCCCATTGTGTAATTTCTTTTAAAGCCTTATACTGTGTAGACATAGACATCTAACCTTTCTGCGTGTCTTAGTGGAAGAGACTGATCATACGCTCTAGGATGTCTTCCGTCACCAATTGCCGCTGCAGTCCTTGGACCTCTACCTTGACACTTAACTCTGTATCTAGTAGACTTAACAGGCTCGACGTCAGTCCAACCGCTTTGATACCTATAATTATTCATTTTGTCTTTCTGAGCAGCCATCTTGTTTATAGTTTTTACTGTTGACCTAACAGTTTCCAGTTCCAACATATCACCTGCACTTTTAGTATGCGCAGTCATTACATAGCTATCACTTATATTTCTTTTTTTCATAATTTAATTCCTTATCAATTGTTTAATATAGTACTATTATACAGTACTTTTCACTATTTGTACACCTTTTTTTGCATAAATAGTATATAGATTCTATACGTATTTTATACGCCGTGAGTCATGTGATCATAAGAATCTTTACATTCTTCTAGCTTATCACCACACGCACATGTTTCTGATTCTTCGATTGAAGGAGCTCCGACGATAGATCTTACATGATCTTCTGAGAGCGTCACTCCAACCAGACTTGCTATTACTTCTTCTAAATTTGGTTCATACATAATTTTCTCCTTAAATTCCAGTCCATCTTACTGTAGCTTTGTTGTAACCTTCGAGAATATTTCCTCTTGCAAAGTTAGTAGCTGGAGCATTATATCCAGCAGCCATTAGCATATCACCAATCTTAAACTTCTCATTAGTTTTGTTATCGATGGCTTTAGGTGATTTTTTAACGATGAAACCGACTACGCTTGAAGAACCACTTTGTTCTTGTCTAAGCAACTTAATATAGTTTCTTCCTTCTTCGAAGACATACTTATCATTTTTAGTATGCTCGTACTTAGCATGCAATTGGTTTTGCATGATAGTTAAAAGTTCTTGGGTTTTTTCAATTAGTTCGTTCATATTCGCTTTCCTCATCATTTAATATAGGTATATTATACACCACTTTTATGGCTTTGTACACCTTTTTTTGAAAAAAATGTACTTTTTTTATATCTATTTGTTATATGTAATATGGTAACTATAACTACTATATTACATCATCTAAGGGAAATATTTGATATATCGCTTCTGCGCAAGCTTTAGCAATTTCTTGATGTTCTTTCTGAGTGCCATTTGCCGCTCTCAACTGAATGTAATGAATCCAAGATCTTAGTGTTCCGTTGACATACATACGAGACATCGTTAAACCTTCAGGTAGAATTGCTCTAGCCTGTTCCTTTGCGATTCCAGCATTAATAGCCCATTCATAAGCGTGTTTACAACGCTCGATAATAACTTCTTGATACGATTCCCATATATGATGGATGGGATCATCTAGTGAAATATCTACTGAATTTTGACGATTCTTATCATCTTGCATTCTAGCTTCTCTAGTCACAAAGCTTAGATCTTTAGTAGGATCAGCATATCGCTGACTAAACTCTTGAAACGAAAAAGATCGATGTCTAAGAATTTGTCTAGCGATATCCCGAGTAGTATCGATTTCCATGCAGACACTGGCCATCTCTAAAGGTGACCAGTGCTGGTGTTTAATCAGATACTTGACTAATTTTTCCGCGGTTTCTTCATTATTTTGATTATTTGGATTTGATACACGAGCGCAATATGCGACCATCTGTAACAAATCATCTTTCAATTCAACGCCAATTGCTGGCTTACTATACGAAACAACACGTACTTTAAACATTTATTAGTCCTCTTTCTTCACCAATGTGTAGATACCATATCCTAAACCGACCCAAGCTAACAACTTAGCTAAGCCTCCAAATAACACCACTGAACCGCAAACTGCGATCAATGCAATACCATCATGTGAAGTTCTTTCAACCAATCTAGCTTTTATCCAATCTAACATATATTTCTCCTATACTTTAAATTCCGCAAACGTGTCTTTATTTTCTCTATCCCCCCACGTTGCGATGGGTTTATCGGGGATACTCATATCTGACATAATATCAGATTGAGCAGATTCTTCTACATCGTACAATTTCATTCTTGCACGATCGATTCCGACTACAAATCTTTTAAATTTAGTCGGATCATTATATCTGTTTTTGAGTTGCTTTACCATTACCTGATTCAACTCGTCCAATTCTTCAGTCGCTATTAATGCAAACATCAAATCGGCTGTTGCTGGTAAACCGAAAGATTCTGATGTATCTTCAAGACCTACATCCGTATTACTAAAGCCGGAACGTGTAGTTTGAGTTGCTGTCATTATTGGCAGATTAAACTCAATTGCTAGACCACGTAACTCTTCAGCAATAGCTTTAATGTAAGTATAACTATTTATACTACCACCCATAGCTTTCATACGAGATGACGAACATATGTTTAGGTAGTCTATGTATATAATATCTGGAGCAAACTTCTTTTTAAGCTTTAATTCATTCAATAAAGCTCTAAAGTGACCAGAATGTGCAGCGCCAGTAGGATATTCTTTAATCAACAATTTACCAATTGTGCCCTTTGCAATTTTCTGAATCTTTTCAGAGAATACATCTTTGGGCAATGATTCTAGTTGTTGAATAGGTAGATCCATAAGATTAGCATCAATACGTTCGGCGATTCTTTCTTCGGCCATTTCCATAGTAATGTATAAAACGTTTTTACCTTGTTGTAAAACTGAAGCAGCATTATGACACATGAACAAAGATTTACCTACACCAGTACCAGCAAGACAAACGTTTAGCGTCTTGTTCGGAATACCGCCTTTAGTAATTTTGTTAAAGTAATCTAGATCCCACGGTATACGTTCTTCTGTTTTATTATAGAAATCAAAACGAGCTGATGAATCATCAATATAATCATGGCCAATAGCTTGATCAAATGATACACCAAGAGCAGTTGAAAGTATTTCAGGTATAGCACCTTCAGATTTTTCAGGATCTTTGCCATCGATGATTCCAATAGAATCCATAATAGCAAGATACACAGCTCTATCTTTGCACCACTTTTCTGTTTCATTGATGAGATAATCTGTATCTAAATCAGTTTTATTAGCAATCTCGTTGATTAACATAGATGACTGATTTAATATATCTTCTGGTGCTGACACTTTTTGTAGCTCAATATCTAAAACCCTACCTGTTGGCAGTTTGTTATGAGATGCTACAAATCCTACAATAAGATCGAATACTACTTTATGCGTACCCTCAAAATATTCTTTTTGAAGATATGGTATTACTCGTCTGCAGTATTCTTCGTTATTGAGTAGATGACTCAGTACGTGTGTCGGTATTTCGTTTTTCAAGATTTGTCGTTCCTTGTTCAATAATATGTGTTAATAAATCTCCGAGATAATTGTTAAATTTCTCGTCGTCTCTCAATGTGTCGTGATCAAAATCACCTGGATCATTTATGTTATACGTAAATGATAATGTCGCAATATCAAGTTCCGGAGATTCTTTAATCGACACAGTGCCGTAAATAAATCTCACACCATCATATGGCGAATTATCATTTAGATGAATCGCGTAGAAATCAGATTCTGGATGTTCTACTGTAATATAATGATTATCCATGTTCTTGCTCGATATCTAATTCAATGTCTAACAGTGGCTTATGACCGATTTGATAATGGCCTTTTAAGAACTCTTTAAAGTTTGTGCCATCAAATATTGGCTTCCAGAACTCTTCTTGTAAAGTATCTTTTTCTCTTACTTTAGGCTGGACTAATTCTCCGGTTTCCATATCAACTCTGCAATACCAACCTACATTTGGTTTTTGTACATAACCACCGGCTAATGCCACATCTAGTAATCCTGAATATGGAGCAATACCACCTTCCCAAGTTACTGTAATAGGAATTTTAGATTTCTCTTTTACAAACCTTGATTTCTCAACGTTAATTACAAAGTTATAGCCTTTGACTTCCATTCCTTGTTTCTGTTGCTGTCTTCCTAAAATCCAGATGTTATCCGCAGAGTAATAAATACCTGTTCCGCCAGATACAATCGCTTTAGGGAATAAACCAATTTCTTGATACGTATGATTAACAGCAAGTAAAGGAATATTCTTCATAGCCAGATAAGGAGTGACCATTCTGAATAGACCTTTAAGTGCTTTGGCTCTTGACATATCAGCAACTGATTTTTCATTTAGCGCGTCTTCTAATTCTTTCTTAGAAGCTAGGTT